AAGCGTGAGGACAAAAAACGCAATAAGCGTGGAATGCGTGTTGGTTCAAGGTCGGTATTTACTATACTGAAAACAATGAAAAAATGGCAAGCGCAGTTGCGCAAAGCGGACAACTAGTAAGAGAAGAGTTATTGCTAACTATGTATAGAAGCGTCATACGAATGAACGAACATATACTAGAAGGCAGAATGGAAAGTGCTGGCGTTGAGATGCACTTGCAAAAAAACTTACGTAAGAATTTTGTGCAGTTGGAACATGGAAGTAAGTAATGAAACAGTCGAGTTTGTCAAACGCTTTGAAGGGTACCGTCTAAGTTCCTATTGGGATTACCATCAGTGGAGTATAGGCTATGGAAGCATCAGCTATGAAGGACAAACAATCACCGAGGAACAAGCAGCAAGGAAACTCCAAGGCGACCTCCAGAAGTACGCCAAAAGCCTCACTGCCGCACTCCACGTTACACTATTACCCGACCAAGAGACTGCGCTTCTATCAGCCGCTTATAACCTTGGGGTTACAGGTGTTAGCCTTGTTATTAAAGTATGTAACACGGGGGATTTTGACGCTGCTGCACAGCTGCTTAGACGCTACGACCACGCTGGAGGTAAGAAGCTCCCAGCCCTTACCAGACGCAGAGAAGCCGAAGCAAAACTCCTCTCCCGACCCAGACCTATGGTGGTGGATACTGAAATGAGGGGTGCGCCACGGGTACAATACGAGCGCACTTATTATCTGATGCCTCCTGATGCTAGTAAGCAGGAGTTCATGGATATAGCAGGCGAGGTATACAACCAGAAATCTACCGTAGGATTTAGTGCCGATGATGCTGGGATCGGTGATTTAGATCAACGCAATGCCGTATTAGTGTACCCAGAACGACAACCTAAGAAACTTACTGAGTGGTTTTCCACCCACTACAATGGGGTGAACATAATTCACCACCCAAAATTCACTCCCGTTGCACCTGAGCCGTCTGTAGGGCTAACAAAGGTAGGTTTACACGGTAGTGCCGATGGTTCTTGGGGTAATCCTATCCTTCCAGAGACAATTGACCTAATAAAAGAAGCCAAGATAGAAGCATACAAGGGCTTGTCAAACGAGAGTGCTGATACAGTCAAGGTACTTCAGGACATCAACCCTGATATGTTCATATTGATCAGGCTATTTGCTAAGGTAAATAAGCAAGCCAGCCGACCACAACAGTTCCTTGATGCGGTGGCACAAGATGCCGTAAAATGGTATGATGCAGGGGTTAGGCACTTCGAGGTACACAATGAGCCTAACCTAAAGATAGATAATTCCGCAGAAGGTATGTGGGATGTCTGGAAAGACGGAGCAGAGTTTAGTTTATGGTTCTTATCGGTGGTAGCAAAGCTAAGACAGCTAATGCCAGAGGCACAGTTTGGTTATCCAGGCTTATCTCCTGGACATTCCATGCCTGGTGTGCGCTACGATCCTATCCGCTTTTTCAACGAGAGTTGGACAGCGGTGGACGAAGCGGACTTTATTTGTGCGCATTGCTATTGGGTTACAAGGGAGCAGATGTATTCGGACGTAAATGGGCAGTGGTACAAGCGGTATCACAGCAAGAACAAACCTATTATGATTACCGAGTTCTCTAACCCGTCACCCGATGTCCCTAAACACGAAAAGGGGTTACAATACGTAGAGTATTATAAGAGTCTCAACAATGTACACTCAGCCTACTCGTTCTTGAGTACAGCCAGTAGTGGCTTCAAGCATGAGACATGGCATGGCTCGGATATTGCAACACTAGTTGGACAGAGAGATGGACGTTAGCCTTGAGACTATACTAGATAGAATACGTGAACACATTAAGGTTCTTAACCACTCCAGTGAACGGATGGCATCCACACTGGACGAGCTTGAAGATGAGTTTTTTATGTTGTCACAACGCATGGCCTCAGTTGAGGCACACTTAGCATGGCTAATGAAGTTGATCTGGATGGTAATAGGAGGAATAGTGATGATTGTATTCAAAGTATTTTCGGAAGTCTAATCTCTACATAAAATGAAACAATTTCTATTTTTTATTGCATTACTTCTATCTTTTGCTGTAGTACACACTTGGCTAAACGAAGATTATTATTAGACCATAGCGAGGAAAAATAAATGGTAGCTATACCTACATTAGAACAGTCTGTTTCGGCAGGCTGTTATTACACGCGCCTGGACTACACAGCACAGTGGGAACAATACTTTCTACTGATTAGTGATATACATTTTGATGCTAAAGGCTGTAATAGAAAACTAATCCGTAAACATTTGGAACAAGCAAGGGTGCGTAACGCACCTGTTTTTATATTCGGGGATTTACTTGACTTGA